GGATGGTATTTTGATAAAAACTCTTGTAGTAACACATTTTCTTTTGACACAAATAACTTACCATTCTCAAATACAATAGCAGGTAATGTTGCATCACCCATTTGCTCATCTATAAATACAGATGACTGGTTTGTAGCGTAGCGCATAGCTCGCTGCATTTTACCGTCAAAAAATTGTAGTGGTTTATTATTACTGTGTCTGGATCTTAGTATGAAGTTTACTGGTGTTGATCCATTTTTTAAGACATAGACTCTGTCTTTAACCTCCCACTCTTGGGTGGCTGGTGATTTCTTTGTTGCCATTATAATTATAATTTAATTTGATTTAATAAATGGATAAGGGGATGAGCGAACCCATCCCCGTCCATTATTTATTTTACTTCAATAATACGAAGTTGTTTGCTCCCATTACACATAGAGCTCTTTCAGACAAGAAGTGTACTTGCATTGCGTCAAGGTCACTAGTAGATGCACCACCAGCAGATCCTACAACCCATGATTTGTACTTTCTGTCTTCTGCCTCTGACTTTCTATATTTCACGTGTAAGAAAGGAACTGTAGCGTTCTTTCCTAATACTTGATCGTAGATAGTTTTAGAACCAACAGGAACAATCAATCCATCAACACCAGAAGAAAGACCTCCAGTTGTTGGATCGTTTAAGTATTTCCAGTCAGTTTTGTAGAAGTCATATCCTAAGTTGAATCCTTTGAATCCTAAAGATAAAGCCATAGACTCATCGTTGTCGAATAAACCAAAAGAAGCACCAGCAGATCCGAAGTTGTTTAATCCAGCAAGAACATTGTCAATCTCGAAAGATTTAGCTCTGTTGTTGAAGATTACGTTTTCTTGGATTGCTCCTTCTTTGTCTAACAATTTGATGATGTTTTCAATATCACCTTTAGTATCAATAGATCCAGATGCGATGTTACCTCTGTCTTCTACTTCGTAGAATAAACCTTTAGTACCATTGTATCCAGCGTTAGCAGCAGCTGATCCAGCAGCAGCAGGTCTTCCTTCGATCATAGAAGTCTCTAAGTAATCTTCGAAACGTAATCTTGTTTCGTGCTCAGACTTCAAGTACCATAAGTATCCTGTTGCGCCATTCTCAGTTGTTACTTCAATCCATCCGATCTGAGCCATGTCAGAACCGTTTACTTCGTACTTATCTTTTAAGATAATAGGAGTAGTTGAACGAATATCTTTTGCAGCCTCTAAAGAACCTTCCATTCCAGCAGTTCCTTTTTTGAACTCAGAACCAAAAGCGTAAACACTTAATCCATCAGCAGCTAATGCAGCGTCTAAAGTAGCTCCAGAGTAAGAAGCAACCTCGAAAGAGTCAGCTCCAACAACTGTTACAAGAGCTTTGTCTTGAACACCAGTAGCGTCAGTGATGATAACTGTTTGGTTTAATCTGAATGGGTGACCAGCAGAAGTGATTTCATCACCTGATCTAGTAGCACCTGATACAGCTAAGTGTAGACGTCCTTGCTCTGCCCACTGAATAACATCAGAAGCAAAAGGCATTTCAGCGCCTACCATTCTTAAAAAAGAAGATACAGAACGGTTTCCGTATTTCTCGAATTCTTTTTCGTAAACTTCTGGTAAGTACTGAGAAGTGAACTCAATGCTTGATCCAATATAGTTTGTTGAAAGTGTTGATTTTGAAGGAGCTGGGGTTAATGCACCACCAACACCTGATAAAGTTACAGCCATTTGTTTTTTGTTTTAGCGTTTTTTAATTTTCATGGTGAAATCATCTCCAGAGTCAACTATTCTGAACTTAGGTGCTTTTGAATCTACGCTGGCGTTAGTTCTAACGTCCATATCTATATTCTTAGTTTCCTTAACAATATCTTTAGTTGCGTCGGCTAAGCCTTGCTCGTAAAAATGTCTTGCTATTGTGTCAGCGTTTGTAGCTGCGTACATCTCTTTGTGGTATGACTTTGGATCCTTTATAAAGCCATTATCATCAAGATGCCTACTAAAAAAATTAGATATATCAGACTGTGTCTGTTTTACCGTAGATGCGTCTTTTACTTCGAACACAGCTTTCTTATCTCCGAGGTTAAATTCAAAACCTTTGAACTCCTCATTGAATAAAGCATTTGTTTTCTCAGCAAAAACTTTAGACCTCTGCTCTAGAATTTGTTCTTCTGTCGCTGATTTCTGTTTATAGTCATTATAAAAGCTGTAAGCCTCTTGATAGTCATCTGGAAGAGAGGCAGCACTTGACTCAAGCGGAGCCTTGAACTTTTCCTTCATACTTTCAAAGTGGTTTCTAGCCTTGTATAATTCTTCTTTAATTGCTATCTGCTTTTTCTTAATATCTCTCTCATCATCCAATTCTTCATCGTAAGAGAAATTATCTTCTAGCAGATAGTTTATTTCACTATCATCAAGGTGCGGCTTCGACTCCTTATAGTACTCTCTAAGAACATCTGAATCTGCAACTTCATTCCAATCCTTTTGTAGGTTTAGGAAATCATTGAAGCTGCGTCCAGTTTCTTTCTTGTACTCTAAGTACTTAGCCACGTCCTCTGGGACAGTGGTTTCTTCAGGTTGTCTAAGAACGTCTTCGATAGAGTCATACTCTCTACCAAGCTTATCTTTAAAGTAAGACAAAATACTATTCTCGTCTAGCTCTAGTACATTGTTTTCTGTAGTTTCTTCTACAGTTGTTTCTTCTACTTGAGGCTCATCGACTTGTTCCTCTACAGCTTCTAACTGCTCATCTACAGTTTCTAACTGTTCATCTACAGTTTCAGCTACTTCGTCTACAGTGGTCTCTTGTACTTGTTGTGGCTCAATAGGATTTCCATCGCCATCAAGCTCTCTAAAAGTTACTCCTTCCATTTTGATTTAATTTAATTTTACGCAAAGATAATACTTATATATTTTACAGGTCTAAGCCTATAGAGTCAGCACCATCAAAGTCTATTGGATTTAAGTCTTGTTGTCTTTGTTGGATTAGTTTAGATTGTTGACTAGCTTGTTTCTCTGTCCTTTTATCTTTTCTATCCTCCTTATACTTTTCTTTCTGAAGCTGATTCTGAATCTCTCCTCCTTTGATTTGAGCATCCATTCCTTTCTGAAGTTGTATAAGCTGTGACTTAAACTGGAACTCTTGCTGCATCTTTTGCATTTCGAACTCAGCTTTCATCTGTGCCAACTTAGCATCAATCTCTCCTTGAGCCATAATAGTTTGCTGCTTACCTTGTTCAGCTGTTAAAGAAGCTTGTTGGTTTGCCTCAGACTGTAGTGCAATATTCTCTTGCTGTCTTTTCTGATCCATCTTCTCCTTACGTCTCTTACGTACTTTAAGAAGTTGTGAAGCCATCTTAGAGTTTCTTACCATTCTAATATCAATAGCATCGTCTATGTCAATTTTCTGAGCAGCAAGTGAAGATTGTATGTTTTGTTCCAGCACAGCCTTTTCTTCTTCGTCAGGATGTATCTCTATAAAGATACCAAAGTCGTGAAAGTGAAGGTCTTTGATTTCTCTAAGAATATTCATACTTTCTCTTCCTATGTTCTTCACGAAGTCTTCAGACATATCAGAGTACTCTAACACATCAGATATTCTATAAGCAACACACTCTGCTAGTTTTTGAGTAATGTATATACCAGCGTGAAGGATATGTCTAGTTGCAGTGTTTGAGTTAAGAGCTGCTAGTTTTTGTACGCCAACAAGTGCATTAGAGTCTGGAGTACTTCCATCTCTAGCTTCGTTTAGTCCAGTTACAGACCTAATCATATTTAGGTTGTAGTTGTACATATTAATTAATGAACTAATCTTAGCGTTTGATCCAGAAGAAGCAAGCTCCTGAACTGGCATCTTACCATGATTAAATTCACCTATCTCGTTTGTTGATCTACCCAAAACAGAACCAGTCTGGAAGTAAAGGTTAAGAACCTCTCCAGCATCGTAAGTCATTCCATTACCTAGGTTAATAGATGATATTCCATCTAGATCTACGTACACACCATCTGGTGTCATTCTAGAAGCAATCTGTTGTAGTTTTAAGTGTGTAAGTTGAATCTGATCAGCAAAAGGAATCATCCTCTTAACTAATGAATCAATTCTACCCTTATACATCTTAGGAGCTGATACTATATAAGGCGGGTATACTTTCTGCATAGAAGACTTTGGTCTAACCATATTCTTCATTACATCCCACTTAAGTAAGTACTCAGTACCTAAAACCATAACTCCCTCGTACCAAACGTCAATGCGTTTAGACAATCTCTCGAACATCTCGTTCTCTTCAGGATTGAATGAGTCATCTCTCTTGATTACTCTTTCTCCTCCTGAGTTAGTTATTTTCTTTTTGTATACAATATTTTTGTCTGTCTTATAAGCAAAGTACAAAACAGTAGCTGTGTTCTTGTCAAAGGTTTCGTTTCTAGCTCCACCTCTAGTTCCTTGATACTGATCCCACTTCTGAGAAGACTGAGCGATTTTCTCCATATCATCCTTAGTAAGGTCTGGATTAATCTTCTTTAGCTCTGTCATATTTATGTTCTTAACCTCACCAAAGTAGTAGCAATCCTTGAAGTTAGGATCGTCTGTAGGGCTGTAAACAAAATTCTCTGGGTCTACGTATTCAAGTACTATACCATCGTGGCTGTTGAATGAGTGTTTTGCAACACCTATTCCTAACTCAGTAATGTCTTTGTCAATTCTTTTCTTTAACTCTAAGTACTCATTCATCTTGAAAACAGACTCAATGGCTTTCTCTTGAGCAATCTCAATAGAATCCTTGTAGTCTATCATCATATGAAGATCTAACTCATCGTCATTTTCAGGCAATAAATCAGGATCGCTTGAGAACATATTCTGCCCAAGCATGGCTCCGATCTCTTCAAAGATCTCTTTATTAGCCATCTGAGTTTGTATCTTATTCTTATAGTTAGCTCTTTTGTCTGTAGATATAGGATCCACAGCTGTTGCTTTAACATCAAAAAGTCTGTTAGACATACCGTTAACAACGATGTCAACAAACTTAGGTATAATAGGTAGTGGAGTCCAGTCTAAGTTAAGGTAAGAAATGTCACCATTAACAGACATCTCGTCCTTATACTTCTGTATAGACTGCTCGCCCATAGCGTAAAGTCTTAGGTTGTGATAAACTCCTTTGTTGTCGTAAAACCTGGAGTCGCTACCTTGACCTCTAAACCACTCTGACTCAATAGCCCTACCTACTCTTACTCCGTACTGCTTAGATTGCTTTTCGCTGTCTGGAGCTAGTTGATCTGGAAAAGATGTTGTACTCTTTAGTGATGGATTATTCATAGATTTTGCTTACCAATCCTTTATTATTATACTTTGCAAAGTTAACATTTATTTCGTTACTTATTTTTTTGTTATTTACAACGTACTTTTGGTTAGCCATAATAGCTAAACCTGAAGAAACAGTGGCATCGAACTTGGTTCGCTTTTGTATATCGTAGTTAGCCCAATCCTGTAAAGTCCTGGAAAAGTACACGTTACCACTTCCGTTCTCACTAAAGCCAACGTGCTCCTCTATGTAAGCCTCTAAAGCCTCGGCGTGTATAGATATAACAGACGTAGAAGACGGTATCCCTCCAAGCTCTCGCTCAGCTTTAGATAACCCGTTTCTATGTTTATCTGGCCTATCAACACTAAAACCTCTGTACCCTCTATTCTTTAAATAGTAAAGCAACCTTGGTTTGTTGTTTTCCGCTAACACTGGCATCCCGTAAAACACTAAAGCCATTAGCACGTCTTCGTAAAACAATTCAGCAGTCTGAGGTCTAGCAATATACTCTAGAAAGAATTGATTGCTAGGAGCATCATCCATGTTGAACTTAGTTAAGCCGTGTAGGGCTCCATTAGAGCCACCACCACCAACAGTTCCGGATATGTCATAGCTGTCACATCCGAATGCTCCAATATGATCATTCCCAGGATATTTGAGTCCATTTTTTATTATTACGTTGTTTCTTAATTTATCGTTAGGTATCCATGTTATTCTAAAAGGTCCTTTTCTATCAGGACTCCAAATAACCTCGGTATCTCTTTGACCGTTCTTCCAAGAGAATCTACCTGTCTGTAAAACCCTCTGAGCTTCTAAACCTTCATTGAAGTCTATCTGCTCATATATTTTCTGCAAGTTAAACAAACTATTATTAGCCTCATCCCTGAACGCGTGAGATTCTGTTCTAGGGAACTGTCTATAAAATTCGTTTAATGCATCCGCATCGTTCTTTAAAGATTCAACCTCATTCTCCCAGTAGTCAAGAACACCGTTATCTATAACATCTCCTACAGCATCAAAAGTCTCAGTCTCTGGACTTCTAAACACTGGCATACCGTACTGATCTATAAACCCTTCAAAGTTCCACTCCATTGGTATGAAAAGTGAGTACATACCACTTTTAGTTTGACCATTTGAGTTTCTCTCTGTTACGTCAGAGTCTTCGTACATCTTCTTAAAGTTAGATCCTCCCTTGTCAAGAGCGTTAGAAGTAGAGCCCATCATGCACTTACCAACAATACGTCTACCCAAACGTAGCGTAGTTTTTACTACACGCCAGTTGTTTAGAATATTATCTGGTGGCAACCACTTCCCCGATTCATCGTGTACAAGGAATCTCAGTTTCTCACCATCGTAGGAGTTGTCTCCCGTATTCTTCCAGTCAATGGTAGTATCCAAACCTTCTAACTCAGTAGCTCCGTCTGTTGTCTCTATAGACTTACGAGTAAGCTTTGACGCTGGAACACGGTATGCAAGCTCTGTCTTAGGCCTGTCCATACCGTCCTGTATTGGTTTAAAAAAGAACGGGTAGTTGGTAGATATTGGTACAACCTTGTCAGTAAACATTTTCTTAGCATCACTACCCGTCTTTGATAATATACCGAACCTTGAATCTGGCGTTATTGTCGCCAAGTTAACAGTCTCTGCTGAAGACATAAACGAGAACCCAGAACGTCTGTTCTTTAGGTAACACATTCCAAAGCACCTATCGTCAGCCTTACAAGCTTCCCAGAACAAAAAGAATATTCTGTTTGATTCCCTGTATTCAGGCTGACCAACATCAATCTTAGTCCACTGCAAATACATGTAGTGCGTACCAGTTATATATGTTGGCACTCCATTGTTGTAAAACCAGAAACCATTCTCTCGTCTATCAAACTCAGTTTCTATGAAGTCAACCCACTTAGACTTAAATGTGTTAGGCATTTCATTCCACTGGAATATAGTCTTAATCTTTTTAAGATCCTTGTCATACTCTGTGGCCTCCCAGAACTGGTCATTCTTAACGTCAGACCTTTTATGTACGTTATTAGGTACAGACGGCAAGCCGATGCGTAAGTTCTGTATCTCTATCACATCGCCCAGTGTACCGTCGTTAGATATAATGACTACGTCGTGGTCTTTGTTGTAACCACGTTCCCAAGATTTGTTCTTGTTTCTTGTGGTCATAACACCCTTAGGTATACCGCTATCTACTACTTTAAGTAGTCTAAGATTTTCTTCCTCTTCTTTCAGCAAAACTCTGGAATTGTTTTTCTTCTGGTTCTTCAGTACCCTCTAACTTATTTCTTTCTTGCTCAATCCTATTAAGCATATCAAAAGCATCGTTAAGAGCCATCTTCTTAGTGGCAGCAGCGTTCTTTAATCTATCAGCAGCAACGTCCTTATCAGGATCATCTGTAATGATCTCTGAGTGAAGAACCTTAATAAGCTCCTCTACGGCACGTTCTCCTGCCTTAATGATTCTTTCTATTCTGTCGTTGTAATTGTTAAGCATACGTCTTGATTTTGCATCCTGTACAGCTTCTGTCCATCTATCTCGAACTCGTACTCACTATTCTTAGTGAATCCTATCCTATCTCCCTCAAAAACACCTAGAGACTCAAGGTTCTTGTTACCGAAGTAAACAACACCTGTGTGCTCTTGTAGTTTTTCAACTTGAAAGTAAGATTTGTCTTGTTCTTTGTCAACTGGCTTAATGAAGCAATAGTTTTCTATTGTCTTCCACTTGCCGTCTCTAGAGTACAGAAATATTCTATCTGGACTCACTAGGTATAAGTCATCCCTAAAAAACTCATTGCTCTTAGTTTTCTTACCCTTCATGTTAAGGTATGTTCTAAAAACGTTGTGGTGCAGAACAACAATGTCGTCTACCTTTATATCTGAGTTCTCAGGTGTAGCAACAACAACACCAAGTCTATTTACAAACGCAGCATCCTCTATAGTTGTGTTAACTACGAGGTCTACTCCTGCTATGT